GAGGAGGGATCGGTAGAGGGTCATCGGTGCCTCAAAAACAAGTAGGCGGCAAGTGCCCATCCGACCGTAGCGGCCAATCCCACCCAGCCTGCACGCCGTTCCATTGCGGCAGACCGATCGTTGGCGTCGTACATAACGGCGTACATCGCTCGAGTGGCGGCTGCTGCCCTCTTGGCGGGTGCTCGCCGTTTCTTCAGAGCCGACTTCATCACCAGCCCTCCCCGTGGTCAACGACACGATGCCCCTCGGCATCAACCGCCGGCGCGTGGACAAGCTGCCGGCCGTCGGCCTGCGGCGGCGGCTCTGCGGCCATCGCGGCCCACAAGCCGAGCCGCGCGGCGATCCGGGCCAGCCGGCCGACGGCGGCGAGGACCGGCCGCTGGGGCGTCGGGTTGATCGGGCTCGACGGCGAGGAGCCGAGCCACCAGCCGACGGCGAGGGCGACGAGGACGACGGCGACGAGCTTGCGGTCGAGGATCATGGCGGCCTCACGGGGCGAGGGAGAACGTGTCAGCGATCAGTCGGGCGGTTTGCGGGCGGGCGGCGGCAGGGGCGGGCTCGAACCACTGTCCGTTGTCGAGCACGCGCCACTTGAAGCCATCGACGCCACCGATTGCGAAGCAGTCGCCCTGGTCGAGCGCGGCTTGGATGTTCTCGCGGCTGGCCCAGAAGCTCCCGTCGGGCTGGTCCGACGGCCACTTCGGCCCCTTGCACCAGTTCTCCGACCAAGAGTTTTGGATCAGTCCACCGTCGCGCGGAGAGCCGTTCTTCGCATGGCGAACGGCCCAGCAGAGCATCGCGTGCGACCACGCCTTCCCGCGGGGCAGGAAGCCGTCCGAATCGCGGACGGGCATGGTGTTGTCGGCCCGGCCGTAGCCCACGTTTGAGCAGAGGACGACCGGCGAGCCTCGCTCGATCGCCGCACACAGCTCGTCCCAGGTGTTGACCTGTGCGACGGCCACGGCCTTGATCTTGTTCGCTTCGCGGGCGAGAGCGATCGGCACACCGTCCCGGCCCCACTCGATGGATCGCGGGATGGAGTAGGTCGTGAGATCGACATCGCCGTACCGTTCCCGATAGAGGATGCCGCCGAGGGTCGCGTCTTTGCACTTCCCCGAGATCCATCGGGCGGCAGCGCCACCGTAGGAGCCGTCCCCGCCGGTGTTGCGGCCGATCGGCGGCAGCCGCGCGGCTGTCCGGCTTCCGCCGTAGATCGGCTCCGTCGCCACTTCCGGGGGCGGGCGGGCCATCCGACCCTCGACGAAGTCCACCGATTGAGCCGCATAGCTCCCGAGCCCGAAGGCGAACGAGACGCACGCGCCGTGGTTGCCCTGGTCCCACGACTTCCACGGGATCCCGTAGAACGACTGGTGAGCCTTCTGCGTGTGGCGGAATAGGAACGTATCGACACCCTTCGCCTCGGCCATCGCTTCGCCTGCGGCGGCGGCAAACGTCGGGCGGTCCAGCTCCCGAAGGAACTCTCTCGTCCCGTCTGGATTCGGCTGATAGCCGAACCGGCTCTCGACCCCGGCGGCGAGCCGGTGCGTGGCCCGCTCGACGAGCGCGCCGACGATCGCCGCGAAGATCACGAAGCCGACGGCGGACCATGTCCAGACGGTGCGTTGACGGGCGGTCATCGGGTCGCCTCCGCCGCGGCCTGGGCGACGGCCCGGTACGCCTTCACCCACTTCGCCCGGCTGGCAGCATTGACCGGCCCGCCCTCCGTCCCGGCCTCGGCGTCGAGGAAGCGCTTGATCTCGTCGCGGACGGCAGGCTGCCGAGCCCCGAGCGACACGCCCCGCGTCCGCAGCTCGCGGGCGGCCCGGCGCAGATCGTCGAACGCGGCCCCGGTCTTAAGCCGCGGCTCGGTCTGCGAGCCGTCCCACTCGATCTGCCCGGCCAACTCCTCGAGCAAGGCGGCAGTCGTCGCGGCGTCCTGGCTGGCGTCCGGCCCGACGAACCGGCCGCGAAGGTCAAGCCCGACGACAGGGGCGGGGCCGGGGGCTGGGGCGGGCGTCGTTCGCGTTTCCCGAATTGCGAAAGCCACCATCGCCCCGGCGGCGAGGATCGCCAGCAGCGTGAGCGGGTGCGGGCCGCCGCCTCCTGCCGCTGCCCCTGGCATCCCCAACGGCGTGATGCCGGGCGGGATGATGGGCAAAAGTGGCGGCAGTGGCGGCAGCGCGGGCGCGACCGCTGGGCGGGTCCAGAGAAGGTAGGCCACCGCGGCGGCGGCCAGGAGGAGGGCGGTCGTCATGCGACGGGCTCCGGGGCAGCGGCGCGGGTCAAGACGAGGATCTGCTCGAGCGCCCCGCCGGCAGCCGAGAGAACCAGCGTGCGAACGGCCGGTCGGATCACCCACCAGACCGGCCGGGCGACGAACGGGACGCAGCTATCGGCGACGGCGTCGAACAGCGTCCCGACGCACGACAACGTCCACGCCTTCTTTCCTGGCCCGTCGAGGGTCGTGATCGTGTCCAGCCCGGCCACCGCCAGGCGGATGACCTCGACGGTCAGCGAGCCGAACTCCGAGACGGTGAGCCCGCCGGCCGACTTCAGCCGAGCGCCGGCGATCAGAGCGAGGACGGCGGATTGAAGCTGGTCTGGCGTCATGTCAGTACCCCGAGGGTCCGGTGGTGGCGGTGCCGGCGATCACGATCGAATAGGCGACGGAGCCGGTCGGCCCGGTGGCGCGGATCGTCACCGCACGCTCCGTGCTTGTAACGCCCCAGGCGTGCGTCTGCTGGACGCCGAGCAGCTCGCCGCCCGGCCCCACCTCGCCGGCGACACGGCCCCAGCCGTTCGTGCCCGAGGGGCCGACGACGATCCGCGGGCCGGTGACCGTTTCGCTGTTTGCGATCCGCACGAGGCGAACCTGACGCATGGTCTGGATGCCGGTCGCGCCCTGGATGGTGTCGGCGAGCGAGAGCAAATCGAGCGTCTCGGACGCGCCGACCGCCAACGAGCGATTGGACACCCACAGCTGATCGGCGATCGGCCCGGAGACGCTGTTGAGCGGCATGGCGGACGACACCGAGACGGCCCGCGTCGAGCTGCCGACGGTGCCGGTCTGCGTCTGCGTCAGGCTCGTGGTCGTGGATACAATCCCGTCGAGAGAGTCAGGCATCGAAGATCTCCGTGTGCCCTCGTGCTATCGCCCGCCGGACTTCGGCCACCGTCCAGCCGAGCCGGTAGGCGATCACCTCGATCTCGCGGTCCGTTCGTTCCGGTCGGGAAGTAATGCGGCCTGACTTCTCGCCGGCTGTCAGCAGTCGCTCGAGCGACACGAAGTCCCCGGCGGATGCCACCGCTTCCCGGCCGTTGGGTCCGGTCCGCCAGTGCGTCGGCCGTGAGATCATGCGTCACCTCCCACCACGCTACGGCTCACGTGGCGCGGTCCGCAGGGGGTGCGGACGCATTGCACTCGGCGAGACACGCCGCGTAGCCGGCGAGATCGACAGCGTTGTCCGGGTGGGGGCGCGGCCCCAGGTCGCGGGCGAGCTTGTCGAGCAGCATGATCCGAGCCCAATCGGACGTTGTCAGCGGCCGTTTCAACACTGAGGCGAACAGGCTGTTGACCATTCCGACGGTGCGGGCGAAATGCTCCTGGGGCGGGCCGTACACCCGGTGCCGATCGAGCACCGCGGCCCGCGCCGTGTCGAGAAGCTGCACGGCCACCGGCGGCCCTTCCGGCTCCTCGATCAACGTCGCCTCCGGTTCGACCTCGTCGCCGGGGTAGTGCTTCAGTTCCCGCTCGCCTCGCAGAATGTGATCCACCGGGTATTCCTCTGCCATTCGCCGCGTCTCCTGAATGTGTCGCACCAGCCGCCGAGCATCGCCGGCGAGGCTGCCGAGTGTGCCCGTCCAGCAGTTGGCCGCACCGGCCCTCTGGATGCGTTGGTCGATCGTAACGAGGTCGGCGTCTGTCACGATTGCCTCACGCGGCCCGCCTGGATGCGGAAGTTCTCAACGTCAAACGAGCGGTCGGCGTGGACCGCCACCACCGCAGCGCCGTGGTTCCACTTGTTGAGCCGTGCGTAAGCCGGCCGCATGTCACACAAGCAGCCCGTCGAGAAGCACACCGTCTCCGATCCCATCATGTCAGGCTCGGAGTGTGTGCTGGTGCGGTGCCCGTGGCCCTCGAGCACCGTGTGATGCAACCGCATGAACGCCCCGCGGGCTTGATTCACCGGCGAGCTGATCCCGTTGCCTTTTTCGTGCCCGTGCAGCACCGGCAACGCACCGCAGAGGATGATTCGCTTGTCGGCCACCAGTTCGATGCCGAGATTGTGGAATCCGTACCAGTTGTCGATGCCCATAATCGGGTCGTCGGAAATCTCCGGGGCGTGTTCCCACAGCCACTTTTCCCAACGCTCTTCGTGGTTCCCGAGTTTCGCCACGATCCGCATGTCGGGAAACTCTTGGCGAATCCACTTCAACAGATCGCGGCCGGCAGCCAGCTCGTTGCGGAAGTTGCGCAGCTTGGGATTCTTTTCGTGCCTGCTGATCGAGTAGAAGTCGGCCCAGTCGCCGTTCAGCAGCAGCGCGTCGATCTTCTCGCCCTGGAGGTGATCGACAGCGGCCCGGAGCGCCGTCTCGTCGTGGTACGGCACGTGGATGTCGGACAGGATGCCGACCTTGCCGACGATCCCGAGGTCGAACGGCAGCCACGGCTCGGCCTGCGAAGGCGGCATGGCCAGCCTCTGGCCGGCCGGCCGCGGGTCGCGGTGCAGGTGCTTCGTCTTCGACTCCTTCCGCTTCGCATCTCCGGTAAGCCCCAGGGCGATCCGCACCCGCGTCCTCGCCTGCTCAAGGGTCAGTGCCCCGTTCGTCTCGGCGACGATCCGGCGGGCGAGCGTCCGCGCCGGCGCGTCCGGGTGTGCCTCGACGATCCGGCGGACAATTGGCGTGATCTCGTCACCGTCATAGGTGCGGCGTCTAGCCATCCTCGTCCTCCTCGCGGGTCACCCCGAACGCCTCAAGAACGGCCGACGCCTCTTCCGCGAACTCCGTCACCTCACCCTCGTCGAGACACCACCACCGAGCGTGGATCAGCTCGTGCAGCAAGACTTCAACGAAGTCCACGCCCACCAACTTCTCCGAGACGCGGATCGTGCCCGTCTCGTCGTTGCAGTCGCCGAGCCGGTCGGCCGGCACCTTGCAGATGCGAATCTTCCACTTCTTCTGGCCGATGTGGACCGTGCAGGATCGCTTCGCCATGCTCGCCTCCGCGGTCAATCGTGACGGTGGGGACGGTCACCCCGGCGGGGGTGTGGCGGCGGCGGCTTCCGCCCTGGCGGCTTCAATCGCCCTTTGGACAACGACAAGGATGGCGGCCGACGGCACGGCACCCAGCAAGACCGACTTCTTCGCGGCCTGCTCGACGAGGTGGGCGACGATCTCGCCAATCCGGGCTTCGCAGCCGTCGGGGCCGTCCCGGTCCATTTCCGCCGCGTACTCCGTGCAGCCGCACTTCCCGTCGTCACGCACGAACCATGCGAGCGTCCGGCGGAGTTGGCAGCCGGGGCCGCAGGTCGTCGGCAGCGGCTTGCGGCATTGGCGGATCGCGTTGCGGAACTTCGACACGAAGCCGCAGCGGGGGCAGGTCGCGTCGGGGGCGGAGAGGTCGCAGCGGGTCATGCGCTGATCTCCCAGTCGAACGTGCCAGTAGCAGAAAAGGAAGGATTGATGACTGTCACCGCGCCCGATGACCCTGACTTAATTGAACCAGTCCCGCAAATCGGAACCGGGGTTGCGTTGTACCAACTAAAGGTCACGCGAGAGCACAGCGTCTGCCCTGATTTAGTTGCAGGACGGTTTACGCCATACGGACTACTGCCGTTTATCGCTGTCCACGTTGCGTACACATAATCAAACGCGAGGCCAGAACCAGTACATCCTGCCGAAGTCTCTGAAGCATAAGTCTCACAAAAGTTTGGGATACGGTGCATTGCGTACGTTCCCGCAAACCCATCAAGAGTGACTCCGTCGCTGAGAGATACGTTCTTGATAGTGAGATAGATTGTTTCCGGCGGCGGACTCCCACTGCACACCGTCGCGCACGGCGTCCCGTCCTCATAGCACTCCCGCACGATCCCATAGAGAACGTGCTGCCGCTTCTGCGTGTTCCACTCAATTCTCGCCTGCACGCTGAACGTCGTTTCGGTGTTCTGGCACTGCAAAGCGAATGACACCGTGCCGTCGTTGGTCCTGGGATCGGCCGCCAATGCGCCGCCCGACACCAGCGGCACCGATGTAAGCGTTACCGCGCCATCCGCCGAAGTAATGACTCGGCCATCGGGAAACACCACTGCGCCTGTAGACACGGTCACCGTGATGACGTTTTCGGTGAGAGCCGTTGATGCCGGCGGGATCGTCGCCGTTCCAAGCGTGTAGCTGCTGCGCCAGAAAGAAAACCGATACGTGCAGGGGAACCGCGTCCCACCGCCGTAGCTGCCGCCGTCGCTGAAACCGCCGCCGACCTGCTGAAACCACGGGCCGGTACCGTCCATCCCGTCGTACGGGTCGGACGTGTCTGAATCACCCGACGCTGATAGGTAGCCGTCGGTTGGATTGCCCACCTCAACACCTTCAAAGAAGCGGGTGTAGACAGGCTCAAACGCGGTGCCGGTGTGCGGCTCGGTGCATGTGCGGGTGCATGCGTCGCACGGCACGCACGTGCATTGCTGGCAGCCGCCTTTTCCCCCAAGCAGCATTACACGCACTCCGCCCATTCAAGGTGCCACGTCCCGTCGATGCTCTCGCATCCGACCCAATACCCGCCGGTCGGCCCCGTCACGGTCTGCGCCCGGTTGATCGCGGTAAACGTCGCCGGCCCGCTGGTCCCGGTGACAGCCTGCGAGCCGTCGCCCTTCCAATGCGTCACGCTCGCCGTGGCGTTCTTCGACCACGTGCCCGTGACCTTCCCGAGCCGGATCGACGCCCCGCCAGCCCCGCCGAACCGCACGATGGCCCACTTGCTCGCCCCGGTGCCGGACTCTTTCCAGAGAATCTGAGCTTCGCCGCTCGACGCCGAGGTGAGCTGCGTCAAGTCGCCGTCCTTCGCCGTGGCGAACGTGTCGGACTCGGCGACGACGTTGATCTTGGCTTGAACGACGCCAGCGACCGCGACTCGCCCGATCTTCCCGGCCGCGATCGGCTCGACCGCAACCACGAATGACGACCCGCCAGTCGGCAGGCCGCCGCTCAAGACCGGCTGATCTTGGAACTGCTGCGTCGCGTTGCCGGTCGCACCCGAGGGCGTGAACACAACGCCGGCGACGGAGAGGACGCCCCAGCGGTTGACGGTGCCGGTGGTGTTGTTCTTCGCCAGGATCGCGGTGTACGGCTTGGGGCCGTCGGACGGGCCCGCAGCCGTGCCGTCGGATCGCTGCCCCAGGACGATGTCTGCGGCGTCCTGAGCGCGGTTCCACGCACGGGCGGATAGCTGCCCTCGCACCGGACCGGGTTGGATTCGTCCTTCGCTCATGCGACTCCGATCCCAAGCAGTGAGAAGTCCCCGTCCTTGTAGACCTTGTCCACGTAGACGGCGAACGGCCGGCGGGCCATCTGCGCCTTCGCGGAGTCCTCGATCTTGGCGAACTGAATCCAGAGGTAGTCGTGGCCGCCCTTCTCGATCCCGGTGATGGTGTCAACGGTCAACGCCGGCAGCGTCTTCCCCGCTCCGGCATTTGGTGACGCCACGAACTTGAACGAGAGCGACCACGGGCCGTACCCTCGCTGGTCGTCCCACTCGTGGCTGCCGGAAGCACCGACGAATAGCACCTCGCCGGCGGCAAATCCGCGGAAGGCTGCCTCGTTCACAGTGCCGGTAAGAATCGCCAGATTGCGGATGTACGCCGAAGTGACGTAGTTGGAG